TCAAGGCGCCAACTGCCAGTGCATTTGGTATTCAGATAGAGTTTACTGCGGGGTATCCAGTTCTGCCTCCTGCATTGGTTCAGGCTCTAAAAATGCACGTAAGCTACCTCTACGAAAACCGTGGGGACGTAGAGGCCATCGACACCCGAAGTGAGGCTATGCCTTTATCGGCGAAATTGATCTACCGCCAATTTAGGATTATATCAACCTATGGCTAAACGAACAGTTGAGAGACGAAAACTTACTAAGGCGCCCGTGGGCGATATGCGCGATCGGATATCTTTGGAGCGGCGAACCACGGTCCCTCCGGATTTCGGTGAGCCCGAAAACTCTATAGTTTTTGAGGTGATATCTGAGGTCTGGGCCAAAGTCGACAGTATATCGTATCAAGGTTCCGGCGAAAGAATGTACAACGGAGTCAATATATCGCGTGTCCCCGCGCTCAGATTTACCATCCGAAACAGGAGCGATTTGACCTCCTTCGACACCATAGTGCGCTGGCGTGGTCAGATATACCAGATAAACGCTATCGATAGCCCTGAAGAGAGACTTCAGTATACGAGTCTCATATCCTTCTTGAAGGGCGATGAATCCCAGGGGGCGAATCAATGATAAAACTTACCCCGGCGTCAGGGACAAAACGAACCGTCAAGGATATATCGGAAACCGAGACCTATTTCACCAAGGGTCTGCGCGCAGCTCTTTTTGAGATCGGCATGATGGGCATGCGAGAGTCGGTACGAAAAATCAATAACGACAATCGTACAGGCAAAATTTACATGGTCAACGGAACGCCTCATCAGGCATCCTCGGCAGGACAGGCCCCCGCTAATAGGACCGGAAAACTGCGAAAAGGCTATGGCTATCATGTACGAAAATACGATGAAGTAGAGGTGGGTAACATAGTAGACTATGCCAGATACCTAGAAGAAGGATCTAAACGAATCGAAAAACGGCCCGCGCTTATGCGAACAGCCGTAGAGCAAGGCACTAAAGCTTGGGCGATAATAGCGGAGAAAACAGATAATGCGATTAAACGACGTAGCTGACCAGCTTAGATTATTGCTCCCGCAATATACCAATAGGTTTTCTGAAACTCTGTCGGTCTCCTCCATAACGGTGTCCGGTTCAGTCGCGACTATCGTGACCACGTCGCCCCATAAGCTAACCACTGGTAAATCTGTCATAATAAACGGTGTAGGTCGAAAGACTCCAATCTCCGATGTTTCTAATGACGGCCTCGTGTTCAACTTCGAGACGGGTGCGGACCACGACCAAACGATGAATTGGTATTCGAATCCCTCCGACCGAACTACGTTGGGTAAGATTGTCATGGGGGGTTTTACCAACACCTCATGGAATGGCTCCCACGATCTGCAGGCGGTGCCAAACCGTCGGAATTTTAAGTTGCGCTCAGCGCTGCCCGCGCCCGTGCTAACAGGCTCCGAATATATCCTGGAAATAAGCGCCGGAAGGATGTATGGCGCGTTTCAAGTTACTGTTATAAATGCCACATCTTTCAGCATACTAGGAAATTTTACTAGTGGGCAATACCTTGGAGGGGTGATCTCTAAAAACCCTCGTGTCGCCGTGGCGATAGATGGCCTGGACGTTTGGTCTCGAATTCAAACCCCGCTTCAATCAAACGAATTCGCCATCTACGTTTTGCCGACCCCCGTGGCCACCAGTAAAGATCGGACTGAACTATCCGATGCGGTGTCCGGTAAAACTCGTGGTACAGATTTCCGTCTGAAGATCCTCAGCGGGTTTAGCCTTCTCATAATCGCGCCGACGCACGCGGAACTATCCGCAGGTGTTGCGATCGATGTATGCCGCCATGAGCTTAGGGGACCGATATATAAATGCCTAGCTGGCGCTATACTCGATTCAGGTACATCTGAGGACGCGAAATTTAAAGCGATCCCCATAGATGATGCAGTGGTAAATTACGAAAAAGCAATACTTGTCTATAGTTACGAGTTTCAAGTACCCTTCGAGATAAACGGGGACGACACCGTGCCGCCCGCTCAAACATCGGCCTTTAGAGACATCTCATATACCTTGGAGGAAGCAGACGGTATGAATGCCCCGATTAATCTAGACGATGAGCCGCTTAACCCTTGATTTTCCCTGGTAACACTGTAACAATAGACCGATTCACTTCGAATTAAGGATATAATATGCCAATACTTGCCCCCTCGATTAACTTGCAGATAATTGGAGCCCAGCAGATCCAAAAGGCTGCTGACCAAAGAGTCCTACTCGTAGGCCAGAAGCTTACAGGCACCGCGGTAGCCGGAACAGTCTCCAGAGACGTAGCGGATTCCGAAACTTCAATCAACGCATTGTTTGGGGCGAAGTCCCATATTGCGGAGATGGTGCGTCGGTTCAAGGCAGTAAATAAGAACACAGCCCTTGATGTTCTGCCCTTGGACGATACCGGATCTGGCGATCCCGCAGAGGCGACCATTACAGTTACCGGAACCGCGACCGCGGCTGGGTCCTTCGTAGTCTACGTCATGGATAAGGTCAATTACCGAGTGACGGTTAGCGTGGCCTCTGGCGCGTCAAACACTACCGTTGCGTCAGCTATCGATACCGCTTTGGCAGCTATCGAAACTCGCGCGCCTTGGTCCGCAGCAGTAGCGTCTGGCGTGGTTACCTTGACAGCAGCCAACGAAGGTACGCTCTATAACGGCGCACCTATCGGGATCGAAGGCGCGGTACCAGGTATCACCCTCACGCTAACAGCATTCGCTGGCGGCACTGGCGACCCCGTACTGACAGGGATTCTCTCGGCGACAGGCTCGACTCGTTATCAAACTATCGGCTGGCCTTCGGCATACGCGACGACTGTCCTAACAACTTTCCTCAATGCCCGCTTCAATGACGCATTCGAGGTCCTAGACGGCGTTGGTGTAACCTCCATAACGAATACATACGCAAACATCTCGTCTGGCCCGTCTCAGAATTCGCAATCGCTGGTTGTACTTGCAGACAATCTTGTATCAGGTGCGACTCATAAGGGTCCGGCTATTCAGTCTCTAGCCGATGTTAAAGTGGCGGAGTTCTGCGCGGTGCGCTCTTTGCGATTGACTACGGACGCCTCCCTATCCTCTATCATGAGCACCGTGGCCTCGCGCGACCAATTTGGCGGCAGCGCTATTTCGACGCTCCCTTACCACAACACTCGCCTTCCGGGCCTTGCGATCCCGCTTCCAGAGGACGAGTTTGGTCTCCAAGAGATCGCCAACCTAGCTAACGCTGGATATACTGTAGCAGCTGCCAATCGTGCGTATAACGCGGTCATCCTCGGTACGGTAGTTACGACGTACAAGACAAATGCCGCTGGCGATCCAGACACTTCGTTTAAGTTCTTGAACCGAGTTGACTCGTCGTCCGCAATTCGTGAGTTCTTTGCAGTTAACTATAAAGCCCGCTACGCGCAAACTCGTCTGACCAATGGCGAGATCATTGCCGGTCGGGATATGGCCAATGAGGCGGCTATCCGTACTTTCTCGAAACGCCTGTACGAGAACCTAGCGGACAACGCTATCGTAGAAAAAGGCCCGACGCCCGCTAAGGACTTCGACCAGAATCTGAGCATCACGCTCTCTATCGCGGACGGTAGCGCAGTAATCAACATGGCTCCATTGCAAGTCGGTCAGTTCCGATCTATCATCGGAACCATAGCAGTTAAATTCTCTAGCTAAGGAGCTTTAGTTAATGTCAAATCTAGCTACCCCTACAGTATCGGTAAATGATGATACAATCGAGATTCTCCCTAACAGCCTGTCTTTCAAGACAGGTCGTGGCGACTACGCCCTACGAACCCAGCAATCCGGGGACTCTGTCTCGGTAGTGGCTAACCGTAACGCGGAGAGCCGTTTGTCGATGGTGAAATTCACGCTGGTCATGACTGACCGCGCGCACGAAAAAGTTGAAGAGTGGTTGAACGACCGCGAGAATAACGGCTCGACTATCGATGTTTTCGATGGCAATGTTCAGGTTGCTTTCCAGCAGATGTTCATCGTCTCGGAGCCCGAGCGTCAAACGGGATCCGACGGTACCATCGAAGTTGAGTTCCAAGGACCTCCAGCTAGCTAACTAACCGTAAAGTAAAGGATCAGTCGAATGCATAAAGAAATTGAGGTGGTATTAAAAACCCCACTGAAATACACGAAGAATGGGGAAAAAGCGGAGGAGCAAATTATGGTCCTCCGCGCCCCCACTCTCCAAGCCTCTCAGATTACCCGTAAGCACGCGCGAAAACTTAAAGCCTTAGTCGGCAGCGCGCTTATCGGCATGCGGGCTATGAGCCGTGCAAATGAGCTTACAGCAGACGAGAAAGCCGCCTCCCCCGAGCAAGAGAAGGCGGTAACAGACGCCACTATGGTAGATGCCATGTGGTTAGCAGGTATCGATGTTAGCGACATGTGCGATGTGATGGGCCAATTGGCGCCATCAGTAGTCACAATCGGCGATCAAGGAAGCTTCAAAGAGACCCATTGGGCTGCCCTAGACATGGGAGATCAAGAGAAAATTTTAGGTAAATACCTAGAAAATTTTATTCTTGCCTAGCTAGTTTTGACAAAGAGAATGAGGAAAGAGTAGAGAGAGCCGTCCTGAACCTAGCAATATGGTCGGACGGCTCTCTTAGTTACGAGTACCTTAGATCTTTACCTCTAGATAGGCTAGACTGGCTACAACGGGAATCGAAGGCGATAGAAGATAGACGGAAGGCTGAGGCGGAAAAGGCTAAGGCCAAAACTAGAAGGTAAACGGATGTCATTTTCAGTAAGCTATACATATAAAATAATAGATAAATTTACTCCTCAATTGCGCGCCATCGAGCAGGCTACGGAATCATTCAATAAAAAGATCGGGATGATCAACGCGTCAACAAAGGACGCTTCTGCCGGGCTAAAGAATCTTAGCCGTGAAGCCGAGCGGGCGTCTCGCGGGGTTGAAAAAGCCACTGGTAACATGGGGAGACAACTAGATAAATTAAAAGGCAAAGGCGGAGCTGGCGGCGGGGGGATCTTCGACGGTATAGCGTCGGGTCTTGGTAGAGCTTCAGATAAACTCCAGGGGTTTGCCAGTTCTGCCGGAGCTATAGCGGGGACCATAGGCGGGGGTCTGCTTCTTAAAAAATTCTCCTCTGACGCGATGGGTCTTGAGGACTCTGTCATCAACCTTCGGAAGGGCTTTGATTTCGCCAATCAGAATGAGCTAGACGAGTTCCAGAAGAAACTGGCGGCTGTGGGTAAGACCATAGGCGAGTCTCGGACGGCGATGAACAACCTCGGGTACACTGCGGGTAAACTCGGCATAGAAATGGATCAAGTCCCAGAGTTTGCGCTGCTATCCGGTAAAGCATCGGTAGCATTTGATTTCGACATCGCAGAGGCCACCGAGACGCTGGCTCTTTTGCGCACCCAGTTTGGACTAACTACAAATGAGCAGTTAAAAAATGTCCTCGATACGGTTAACTACGTCGATGACAAGAGTAACGCAAGTGCCAAGGGTATTCTTAGCGTCATGAGTAGGCTCTCAGGAACATTCAAGACTCTGAACGTGCCAGCTGAAAAGGCAGTCGCCTTCTCTGGTATCGCGCAGCAGCTGGCACCAAACATGAGACCTGAGCTTGCGGCGGAAGGTCTTAAGATGTTCATTCAAAAAATGCAAGATCAGACGGTCTTTAAACCTGAAGTAGCGCAGGGCCTGGCGACTAACTTCGAAGGCACAATTCGAGATATTCTAGGTCAATTTGCCGGTATGGAAGACTCCGCGCGTAACATTAAGATTCAGGAGATCTTCGGACTCAATGCCACTCCATTCGTGCTGGGTCTGATATCCAACATGGATGTCTTGAATAAGACCCTGGCGGTCGCGGCGGATAAAACCAACGCGGTCGGATCGATGAATAGAGAATTTGAGAAACGAACGGAGGCGGCTTCGTTTAAACTCAAGGTAATGAGCGCGTCCCTTACGGATACGGCGGCCATAATCGGCCAGCAAGTATTGCCCTTCATCAAAGAGTTAGCGCTGTGGCTCGGGGAAGTTATCCCTAAAATTCAGGCATGGTCGGCTGAAAATCCCGGTCTGGTTAAATTTGGCATGTCCGCACTGGCCATCCTAGTAGTAATGGCGCCATTAGCTCTCGCGCTATCTGCGGTAGTGTCTGGGATCGGTGCTATGGCAACGGTGATCGGGTTCTTGACTCCACTCGTAGTCACTGCACTTCCGGTTATTTCGGGATTGATGGTCTCATTTTCTCCACTAGCAGCGGTCGCAATAAGTATGTTTGCGGTATATCAATCGGCTATGCTTCTACTTGAAGTCCTTAAATCAATAGGTGAAGTTGGCGTGTTGCAGACCCTAAAGGATATCGGGGGCACGGTTCTCGATGCCATAGGCTTTGAGGAGGCTGCAATTAACATGGCGTCCAATAAGACGACAAATGTAAACTCTCGGGTAGACGGCAATATTGGAATCGATGTAACGGGCCCAGGTAAAGTTAGCCGCGCCAACTTTGTAACGCCTCTAGGTAACCTCGGAACAAACGTAGCGGGAGGCATGTAATGTCTGTATCGACGCAATATTTACAGGCCTCATTTCGTGGCGTGAGTTTTCTCATAACCTCTGAGAATGAATCCGGTGGCAAGAAAACCGTTGTCCACGAGTACCCTAACTCAGGGCGTAGATTCGTTGAAGAGCTTGGTACGCTTCCGTCTACATTCTCTATGTCAGCTTTCGTTCACGGAGCGAACGCAGTAGAGGACTCAAGAAATCTGCGACGGGCCTTAGACGAGCCTGGAGTGGGCGTCTTGATTCACCCTATCTATGGCCGCCTGGAGGTGAAATCTCGTACATGGAAAAGATCCACCCAGGAAACCGAGATGGGGGAGATCAAATTCGATATAGAGTTCTCCCAATCCGACGCGAATATATCCTTAAGCCCGAGTATCAATACTCTTTCTGCGGTTTCATCTCGGGCGGGATTAGCGCGCCGAGCGGCTTTCGATTCACTGGGGGCTAAGACTCTACTACAGAAAACAAAATATGCCCTAGGGCAGACCCAGAAGTATCTGAATTTAGCCCTAAGGGCGGTACGTTTGGGGACAAAAGGACTACCAGGAAGCGAACTCAACGCGCTTTCGGTTTTCGACAAGGTGTTCCAGACTAGCCTTCGGGATCTCTATAGGGTTGGCCTGAGCGGGGTTAACATCGCGCAAACCCTCGAACAAATATACGACGCGGTTAGGGGCGTTTCCCCGCCCGCAACACAACGTGAGTATTGGCGATCACTGTCCAGCTATGGGGAGGACCGTACGCCGGGCCCTAGAACGACTAGGGATCGTGCGGCGGCGGAAAACAATGCCGCCGTAATCGATAGTCACACTAGAACCAACGCACTTATTAACCTCTATGAGGCGGTAGCCGCCACTACGTTCAATACCGACGTAGAGCTGCAGGAGGCGCGTGCGGAGCTGGAAGAGCTATTCGTGATAATACTGGGTGATACTACGGATAACCCACTAGCCGAAGATAACGCGCTGCGTCAAGCTGTGTTGGACTTAAGAGACACGGTTAACCAGAGCCTCGATAGCGCGCTAGCTAACGTATTCAACGTTGAGGAAGTATCCTCAGGAGAGACATCGCTATCGCTTTTATGCTATCAATTATACGGAAGCCTAGATAATCTTGAGACATTGCGCCAATTAAATCTAAATGTAAACCACGCGGAACTAGGCATTGGCGATATAATTAAGGTGATTACGTAATGCTGACAATTCGATGTAACGGCATAGACTATAGAAACCTAATCAGTGCTACCGTTGTGACATCTATAAAGACGGTTTGCGGGGCTTTTACGATAACCACTACGGCCGACGGTGACGATGCTCTCCCTATTAAAAAGGGCGATCGTATCAACGTCCTCGCTGATTTGGAGCCTATATGCAACGGCTTCGTGGACGCGGTTGAGGTTTCATACTCAGCTGACGGCCACACCATAACCCTAAGCGGAAGAGACTCCACTCAGGATCTTGTCGACTCCACAGTCGGTAAACGAAAAGAGTTCAAGGGCGGCATAGGCCTTGTGAGCCTTATTGAATCTGTGCTGGCGGATCTAGGAGACAACGATATAAAAGTCATCAATAGAGCGGGGTTCATCCCCGCGTTTTCGTCGTCTGAGGTATCCTCCGCCAAAGTAGGACAAGGGGCTTTCGAGTTTATCGAAAGCTACGCACGAAAAAGACAGGTCCTTGTAACCACGGACGGTTCTGGAAATGTGATTCTTCTGAGAGGCGGAAGCACAGACTCTGGCGTCCGCCTTGTTAACCTTAAGGGCGATAGACAGGGTACCAATAATATACTCTCGTCGAATTTTAAATCTGACGACTCTCAGCGGTTCTCCCGTTACCTCGTTCAAACTCAAGGAAATCCGCTATTCGGGCTATCAGATTCTAAGTCTAAAAACCTAACCCAATCGAGCGCCAGCGCTACCGACGATCAGGTTCGAAATTCACGTGTGCTGGAGTTTGAGTCTCGCGAATCCATGTCGGCTGCTGACATCGCGAACAGGGTGAAATGGGAGGCTAACCTAAGACGAGCGCAGTCTCTTAAGTACTCCGTCGTCGTTCAAGGCCATACACTTAACGGCAAAACTTGGAGATTCAACCAACTGGTTGACGTAGTGGATGAGTTCTGCGATTTGGACTCCACCCTATTGATAAGCGATGTTACCTACTCATACTCGTTGGATAGCGGCTCGACTTGTCAGCTCGACATGACATACCCAGACGCATATACTCTCGAAGAGAACCTCGCGTCATTGAGTAAAAATACTAAGAAGATAGGTGAGAAGTTTGGCCTATCGACCAGCATATCGGGCTTAAATATTCCGTAAGAATAGGTGGAGCATGAGCGCTAGCAACATAAAGATGGCGGAAGTCACCGCAAATACAGACGACTCTGAATCTTACCCAATGGTTGAAATTACCTATAGCGACAAGACGAAAGACGCCACTCGTTTGGGTCATTACGGATTTTGCAGCGTGGCACCTGTTGGGTCTTTGGCGCTCTGCTTCAACTCGCTGGGCCAAGAGTCCACGATGTTCGTAATGGCAGACGACTATCTTAATCGATATAAATCGCTTAAGCCCGGCGAGGTGAAGGTTGGTAACTACGCGTTCCCAGACACTTATCTATACTTCAAAGAGGACGGCAGTTTCACATTAGCCGCGCCAAAAATGTACCTCGGCTCGGACTCCATAAGCATCCTGGAAAAACTTCAGACTGCGCTAACGTCCATCAAAACCGCGCTCAATGAGATCGCCACGGCTTCGACATATCCGACTGCAGTCGGCCCTACCGGAACCATGACAGTTCCGACGGTAGTCACCCAGGCAGTCAGTGATATCGAGGGTGTGATTTCTGATTTGGCTTCAATTGACGCCGGTGCAGTATGACCATAGACGCACTCGCTATCTGGCAATCCGAATGGGCACTTTTACCCAAGGTGTCCGACGATTCTTGGAAGACTAATATGGCGAGTTATATAGCCGCGAGACTCGACGGGAAGCTGTCACTATCAGGGTATCTGCCTCCTACCGGAGTGAGTTTTATTTTCAATACCGCCGTCTTCATCTCATCACTTTCAGGAGTTACCTCCGGAACCGGGGATGGCGTATCGAAAATAGCTCAAGGATTTAAGGCTGCTGCGGAGACTCCAGGATCTCTTATAGTCGCTCCCGGAACTGCAGTTGGATCGGCATCTCCAGCGACTACCTTTTCCGTAGTCTCTAGTTCGGTTCTTTCAGGATCCGCAGCTGAGGCCAAAATAGCGGAGCTGGCTAGCGCGCCGTTAGTGGACTCTGCAGCGGACAGCGATTTTCCGGTAAAGCTCCACGCCGCTGCTCTTTTACTGACCGCGACAGTGAGCGGGCTTAACTCCGTCGCACCCACGCCTTCACCTTTAATAGATGCCGGAAGGGCAGTAGTATGACTAAAGAATACGTTGACTTAAAACTGGAGCGCCTATCGGACGGATCTTATGATCTCATAGTAGGCGATGAGGGCGACTTCACCGCCACCGAGGGCTTGGACACCGCGGTATTGGCGAGTGTACTTTCCGACGCACGTGCCACCGAGAGCGAGGTAGGCCTTGCTGCCAATCGAGGTGGGTGGCTAGGCAATCTAGCACCTATAATGATCGGCAAGCAGCTGGGCAGTCTTCTATGGGTTTTGGAGCAACGTAGAAGAACCACGGATAATTTAAACCTTTCGGTGGACGCGATACAGAAATCATTAGACTGGTTAATCGAAAATAGTATAGCGAAATCAGTTGAATGTAGTGGAGTTCTAAGTGCGGACGGTGCTATAATTTCAGTTGTAATCACGTCACTGTCGGGAGAAGTCGATAGTATTTACGTACCCTTATGGAAGGCAACGGTAAATGGCCCTTAATTTCCCCACGCTTAAGCAAATTATAGATCGGTCGCGTAGCGATCTTCGCGACGCTTTACCTAAACTTCAGCCTTCTCTACTGACATCATTCGTCCGGGCTATAGTAGACTCTAACTCAGGTCGAGCCTATGACATGGTCGTTCTGCTGCGGCAAGTCCTCGATCAGGCGTTCCCTCAGACGGCTGAAGGCGAGTATCTAGACAGATGGGCGGGGTACAACAATCTTCAGCAGAACCCCGCGCTTTCCGCTAGGGGTTTTGTGGTTTTACAAGGAACCGTTAGCACCTCCCTAATTGCAGGTACGGTTTTTAATAGCGCTGCAGGTGTACCGTACGCCACTTTATCTGACGTTAACATCGCGCTATTGACTCAGGACTTAGTGACTGCTGTGGCGGATGTAAATAAACTGGTTACCGCGACAACTGCTAGCCCGCACACCCTAGCCTCGGGCATTACAGCGTCGATAACAGGTCTGACCGATGGCGCTAGCACCGCCTCCGCTGTGGTGACAGTAGTCGATGAGTTCACTTTCTCTTTCACCGCGCCAGATGCTTCTGCTACTGGTGACGTGTGGTCGGCTTCGGCCGCATACAGCTTTAACGGAGCTGCAGTTGAGGTCCAATCTAGCGACGCCGGTAGAGCCACCAACCTCGCAACTGGTGAGATACTAACGATCGTGACTCCAGTTATAGGCATCAGTCCTAACGCTTTTGTCGGGGCTAATGGCGTTCTTGGTGGAGTTGACGCTGAGACTACTGAGCAGCTTAGGGCGCGAATCATAAGCCGTCGAGCTAATCCAGTAGCTAACTTCAATGCTGCGGCCATCGAGCTACAGGCCCGTCTGATACCTAGCGTAACTCGGGTCTATATATTGCCCATTACTCCGTACCCCGGAGCAGTGACAATCTATTTCTTCGTTGGCGATACGCCATCTGGCATCCCTACATCTACTCAGATCGAAGATGTAAAGACATCGATCGTTGAAATCATGCCAGTTACGACTGACGTTCAAGACGTAGTAGTCGCGGCGCCTAACGTGGTTCCAGTCGATATCGTAATCGATCAACTCGTCCCTAACACAATCGCAATGCGAGACGCCATAGAGGCTAACCTTCGAGCCTACTTCGAAGACCAAGTCGATATGGGCCAGTTAATTACGCGTAACGCCTTGAGCCTTGTGGTGCAAAATACCCAGGACACTACGGGGACATTCCCTGATACGTTCAACCTCGTGACGCCAGCGTCCACGGTTGTCTTAGACAGCGATGAAATCGCAGTCTTTGGGTCTGTGAGTATAAGCTAATGCTTGGATTTAAAAAGAATAATACGGTAGAAGGACAAGCCCGTCAACTCGCACGGCATTACCCCTCCGGACGGGTTTGGGTCAATACGTTCAAGCCCGGCTCAAACATCGGCAAGATGGTCACGTCCCTAGCGAGGGAATGGCTTCGGAGCGAGGCCTTCGCGGCCATGTGTGTTGACGAACTGGATATCAACCAGACCACGGCACTCATCGAGAAATGGGAAGAGTCCGTAGGTATTCCTGACGCACTGTTTAGCAACACCGTAGATATAAACATGAGAAGGCTTCAGGTCCTTCAGCGACTAATCGACTTCGGGGGCGCGCAGACCCTCGAAGACTTTCAAGAGATCGCGGCGTTGTTCGGTTTTGCTGGAGCGACGATCATTGTATCTGGCGCGGGTAGGGTGTTCCCTTTGACCTTCCCGCTGTCCTTTTCAACTGGCGGCGGGGTGGCTTCCAAGAGCACGGTCTACGTTATCCTACCCTCCTCGGTATATGTATTTCCTATGCCTTTTCCGCTATTGTTTTCAGCTAACTCCGGGCTAGTATTAGAGGGAATTTTCAGATCTCTATTTCCGGCTAACGTCGATATCGTGTTCACATTTGGAGAGCCAACCCCATGAAAAATATTGACTTTAAAGTCGATCTAGAAGATTCCCTCCCAGCCAACGCCTTTAACTCTATGTGCTCGGAGATGAAGAACGCAGTTCTCTCCTCAGATCAAGCCCTGGACGCCACAAGTGAAACTACGATCGATCCTAACCCAACTCAGTTGGCGAGGGCTTTGACTCAGGCGTCTTTGAGCGCGGCGTACTATACTGATTCCTCGGTAAGTGCCAACGCGGTAGTTTTGTCGGTGGCAGGAGAGTGGGAGCAGCCTAACATCTACGTCCTCGGCTCTACCTACACTTTTAAAGCTGCCATCGCCAACACTGGCGCGTCTACTATCAACGTGGCGGGCATCGGCGTGAAGTCGCTGCTGGAAGCGGACGGAAGCGCGTTAACCACGGGATCCCTAGCGGTAGGTGGGGTCTACAGCGTCCAGTATACAACTGGCGACCAATTCATAATCATTTCTAGGACCTCAGGTCCTGGCATTGACAGCCCTGGTCCGGTTAGCTCTCTTAGACCTGTAGCTCGGTACAATATGGCGTCGTCAGTAACGCTGGCCTCAAGTGGTACTTTCTCGATTGCGCAGTTTAACGCAGCTGCGATTATCGATAGCCAATCGAACGTAGTTACGGGCTCTAGCTGGGCGTTTAATGTAACCAAACAAGGCTATTACCGATGCAGTGGTCAAGTGACAATTAGCGGAACCAGTGCTTTCAACGGCTCGACATATTTTTCAATGTATATCGAGGTAGTCGGAGCCGCCGCTGCCAACAGGATCCAGAGAACAACGTATCCAAGGTCAGCGGAGGTTAACCCAAGTATCGCTGTAAATGGTATCGTTTTCGCTGGACCAGGCGATATTATCCGGGGGTACATCGCACAAAACAGCGGATCTACCGCGAACTTGCTAGCTGGCGCTGAATCAAGTATATCTATTGAACTCGTAGAATTTGCATAAGGAGTTAATCCATTGAAAAATATAGCCCCAAAGGTTGACGGTACCAGTACGCTTTCGGCCGAAGCCTTCAACTCGATGGCCTCCGAGCTTGAAAACGCTGTTACCGTGTCGGGTCAGACCCTCGACGGTACCGCCGAAGACGCGCCGGATCCCAACCCGACTCAGATCGCTAGGTCGATGTCTTGGGCCGCGCTAACTGCGGCTAGCTACCGAGTTGTTACGCGTACCGGCAACAACTATAACATCGCACCTAACGGCGCTTGGGCTGCTCCTGTAGGCTACGTAGAAGGTCAGGCCTTTAAATTTAGAGCGGACTTCACAAGTACCGGCGTGACAACAATCAACGTTACAGGCCTAGGTGCAGTAACCTTAAAGAAAGGTAACGGTACCGACATAGTAGCTGGCGATCTCGTTAGCGGCGAGTTTTATACTGTCGTGTATGACTCTGTCAGCGGCTTTTTCATTCTCGTAGGCGGCGCTGCGGGCGGCGGTAGCGGCTCTGGTTCAGGCGAGAAGAACTACATAACAAACCCTAATAACTCGCTTAACTGGGGAACATCGGCTGGAACCATTCTAGTCGCCACCGAGTCCTCAGCTGCCAATCTTCCAGATAACTCCACGCAGCCAACTGGTATCCGGTTTACTCGGGTCTCGGGATCGGCTTATGCGTACTACAGGTTCACCCTCGATGCTGTTGACTACAACAAGAAACTGAAGATCCAACTCGACCAAGCCTACGCAGGCGCGGCAGGTGATTACACCGTACGAGTCTTCAGCAACACGGCCTCTGCTTATAACGGCACCAGTACTGAACTGACGGTAGCAGCTACCACAAGTCTTCCCTCAGGTGTAGGTCAACAACAACGCACCTTTGATACCCCTGGTGCTGCCGCTCCTTACATCGAAGTTCGTGTCTACGGTAATGCGGGAACAACCCCACTGTACGTGAATAACTTCCTTGTTGGCCCCGGAGTAATCGGTCAGGTTCCGGCATTGGGGGCAGTAGCCTATACACCTGCTTTCGGAAACTTCGGCACTGTGACAGGTGCCTCATTGTCCGCTAGACGTGTGGGTGAGTATTTACACATCTCTGGGAGATTCACCGCTGGAACTCCTGTAGCCGCTGTGGCTACTCTCAGCCTACCGACTGGCCTGACCATCCTTGCCCCTGGTGGGAACTTTGTAGCTGGTAAGTGGTCAGCCCCTGGAGCAACACCTACAGCAAATACAGTAAAACAAGGTACTGTTGTTGGGACTTCTGGTGCTTCGATACTAAACTTCTCCTTGGATGACTACACAAGCGCGCAAAACCCTCTGGCCCCTGCAAACGCAACGGTAGTTTTACCAACAGGTGGTACGCTAGCCTTTGATGGTGAAATTGTAGTCCCTATCGCTGAATGGGCCGGTTCCGGAACACTGAACTCAGGCGCAGGGGCGCAGGTTGAGTATGTGTACAACTCTAGCACAGACACTAACGCCAGTGACACAACGTCCTTCGCTACTGGGGCCGAAGGTGCTCTGATACGTAATATCACAGCGGTCATCTCTCGCAGGGTACGTTTCTCTACACCTATCCAGGGATCGGACGCTATTGCTGTACAGGTCTCCTTCGACCGTGTTCAATGGTTTGACGTTGACAAAGGCATGGTCGCTGGCGGGGTAGCAGTACAGTCTTACAACCAGCAGAGTGCTCAGATCTACGGATTTGGCAGGATACGTCCTGTAGTAAGTTCTGACACAGACGTTGATATAGACTTTGGTCAATATGCACAGGGTACAGGTACCACCTATGCCTCTGCGGGTACTGCTTGGTCGGCTGGCGCAGGCTCTTACTTCTGGCGTGTGTCTAAGGTCACGGCATCCTCCCCCGTCGGCTTCGGCCTTGCTACCGCAACAGATAGTGGGTTGGTGTCTGGTAATGGTGGGTATCCTGGTAACAATACTGGCGCCGCAGTACCGGCTGGTAAGATTGGTGAGGTAGTCCCTTCTACAATCGTAAGCCAAACCGGAACAACTACGGAGACAGACTTAGCTGGATCTTCAATTACCCTCACTCCTGGAACTTGGGAGCTAGTCTACGGCCTAACCTGTCAAATTTCTTCTGGGACGGGTGTTGCTCAATACGCATTGAGATCTAAGGTTACTACAGCAGCAAACGTGAACGTACCTGGAACATTAAGAACAGCGTTTATAGGAAGCGGCGCTACTACCGCAGTGGCAGGAAACAACTTAATGCCCATGTCTCTACCTTTAGTAGTAGCTACTACTACCACGTACAAGATTCGTATAACCACCACCCAACCAGCCGGAACAGGCGGTAGCGCAGTCATTTACAATGACGCGGGCTCTCAGTTCTCTGAGTCGGTATTTTATGCGAAACGGATCGGATAATGACAAAACTCAAGATTGCCGGCTTCGTGCTGGCGGTCTTGGTCGCAATGGGGGTCGGGTATAAACTGGCGCCCTCTCCTGCGGCTGAGACCAAGACAGTGTTCGTGGATAAAGTGCAGTATGTCGATAGGGTAGTAACTAAGGATGTGATTCGGACGGTTACAAAGCCCGATGGGACTAAGATAGTGACCGAGAGCAAGGCCAGAGAGACCGTTAAGACTCTGGAAAAAGATAAAACGGTATCGCTTAGTGCGCCCGCGCCTCCTCTCCCTCGGTACTCGGTTGGTGTCAACGTTCAGCCGAAGCACTTATACCCCTTCGAAGGGGTTTATGGCGCCGAGTTGGGGGTTAGGATTGGGAACTCCCCCATTTGGGGGACTGTAGAGATTCGGTCTAACAAAGACTGGTCACTTGGGGCTAGGTGGGAGTTTTGACAACGCCAGCCAATTGGTGAGTTCAAAGTGCGGG